ATGAATACGGATGCAGTGAATGCGGCCCTTCAGGTGGGCAAGGGGATTAGCGATTTTGGCATGGTGGCCATTGCAGGAGCCTTCTTCCTCATTATATGCGGTGTGATGTGGCTATTCATTTTCAAATGGTTCAAACATTTGGTGGATAATGTGATAACCAGGCAGGAAAAGGTGATAAATGATTTGCTCGTGGAAACCAAGGCTCAAAATGAGGTCCTTTCTGATATTAACGAGGGGCTAAAACCTATTTCTCAGATGCAGATAAATTCGGTTTGTAACAACTTCTTTGACCTTGATTGTGAAAGGCTGTGCCGGCTGGTCCGCAATGTGCGCGATGAGAACAATATTGATGATAAGCAGAAGACGAGACGAAAAATAGAGACGCGTTGTAATGCCATAATCAAAAAGCGGAGTATTGAACTCGATAACTTTATTCACCGCGGAAAAAGGCTCAGTGAGTTTATGTCAACGGATTGGGTAAAGAAGTTTTCAGACATAATAGAGTCGGAAATCTATAATCCTGTCGGCGCCAATAACGCACGTGCCTATGCCAATATCAAAACAGCCATTGATGAGGCTAAGGTTGAATTTTTTAATAACATGAATAAATAAGGAGTAACAGAATGAAAAAGAAACTGATTATTGCAGCGATTGTTATCGCTATCATCGTGGGAGTTATGCTTTACATGCACTACACTCCGTTTTGGGTAAATCTGACTACTGTTGTATCATTCGGTGTCGGTGTTGTTGCCGGATGGGTGGCTCGTGTGGTTTATGACAAATATTTCAAGGAGGACGTGCAGAATGAAAATATTGATTGACAACGGACACGGAAGTAACACTCCGGGCAAGTGTTCACCGGACGGAAGATTGAAAGAGTATGCGTATGCCCGTGAGATTGCTGTACGTTTGGAAGCGGAATTGCGCAAACAAGGCGTTGATGCCGAACGTATCGTCAAAGAGGAAATAGATGTCCCCTTATCCGAGCGTTGTCGTAGGGCAAACGAATACAAGTCCGGTGACACTATCCTTGTATCCATTCACTGTAATGCAGCGGGAAATGGTTCTGCCTGGATGCAGGCGCGCGGTTGGGAAGCATGGACTTCGGCAGGTCAGACGAAAGCCGACAGACTGGCTGATTGTCTATATGCAGCGGCCGGACAACTTTTGCCGGATATGAAGGTGCGCAAGGATACCACAGACGGTGATGCAGATAAGGAAAGCAACTTCTACATCTTGAAGCACACAAAGTGTCCGGCAGTTTTGACCGAAAACTTATTCCAGGATAATATGGAAGATGTGGATTTCTTATTATCGGAAGAAGGGAAGAAAAGTATTGTAGAGACTCATGTTATTGGTATTATTAATTATCTTAAAATCAAATGAAGAAGTGGATGCTGATGGCTGTCGGGATACTAATATTGGTTATTGGTATCTTAATTAAATACAATAGGGGTTTGCATAGTGAATGTGCTCGTTATTCAAATAATATTTCTGTATTAAATAAAGAGATCGAGCGTTATAAAATTCAGGATAGTTTAAATGCTGTTTCCGTATCGGCATTGAACTTGACTATTGATGAGCTGAAAGAGTATCGTGCAGATGATGCTCAAACAATAAAAGAACTCGGAATTAAAAACAAGCATCTTGAGGCTTTGGTTAAAACCGGGATTCATTCAACAGAAACAATCTATGCAGACCGTTGGCATCCACTTCCGGACAGACCGGATTGTTTAGAGGTTAATAGCAAATGGTCTCATGTGATAGCCTGTTTCAAGGATTCTACGGTTTATTATAATATTCGTGATAGTCTGGCGGCTGCTGTTCATCGAATCCCAAAACGAAAATTCTTGTGGTGGAGTTGGGGCACAAAGGGGTATAAACTGGAATTGGTTAATTTTAATCCCAACACAAAGATTGATTACAATGAATTTATAAAAGTCTCAAAATAGCAGTGAGGGGGTCTCGTGAATAGCGACCCCCTCACCTTTATAGCAGATATTCCTTTAGTGCGTCAATGCCTTGTTTGACACTGCGGGCAATAACATACTTATTTCGGCAGTTTTCCGCTTGCCTTTGAAATTCTTTTTGTTCTTCCGATTGGATGCCTTTCTTTGTCTTAAACTCTATACATAGCGAAGCGTAGCCTTTCTTTGGGATTAGTAGGATAACATCGGATACGCCGGAAGTTACACCTTGCCGTTTGAGATTAGCGGCTTCCCTTATATGGCGGCTTCCACCATTCGGAACAGCGAAAAGAAGTTTATTGGGCAACCTAGGGAATAGCTTTCCCACTTCTTCAAAGAACTTGCATTGCATACGTTCTTCCTCGTTGTTTTTCTTCCTTTTTCTTTTGGATGGATTCTTTTGCTCAGCATAACAGTTATAGCAGATATAGCCTGCATCAGTCTTAATGACTGATACAGTTTCTTTTCCGCATACAACACATTTTTCTTTAGTCATTTTTGCTATTCGTTCTGAATAGCTGCTCAATAAGTTGTAAAATATTCGTTTCTTCTCAATGTATTTTAGTCTGTTCCTGCGAAGTCTCCTTTTATTCTTGGATACAATCATTTGACAACCTCTAACGCCAATGTAGATGCAATTTGAATGATGTCTTTTAGCTTGTCTGAAAGCCCACCGAATCGCTTCACGACAATATCTGTAACTGTCATTTTGAACACCTTCATAGCCTTTTCGCATTATGAAATGTCCAATTTCGTTAGCCTCTTCTTCTGAATAGCAAATTGTAAATATATTATTCATATTTGTTCGGATTTGAATTAAACTTCTTATTCACAAAGCCCATGATAAAGGCTCATACAGCTATATCCACCTTCAGGTTCAAACATATCATCCATGCCGGCATCTTTCCGGTTTACATACTCGAAAACTTCTTCTACTGTTGGATAAGTCTTATTTTTACAGAAACGATTAGGGATGTAGCCCGGTGAGAAGAAAGACGAACCATTTGGGGTTTCTTCTTTCATTCGTTGTTCGGCATCTATCAAGCGACTTCGTCCAAACTTTTCTTGCGAAATTAGCTTTACCTCTTGCTTCCTGCACATAATACAGGGATAGCAACCAACTCGGGAAAATCCACGATAATATAAAGGATTTGGATTTTGTCCAGCAGAAAGGATCTGGTCTATAACTTCTTGTGCTGACCATTGGAAGATTGGGCGGGAAACACTGGCATCATAATGTTCGCACCATTTAAGCACATCTTTTCTACGATAATCTTGCTTCCATACCTCAATAACCTTTCCTTTACGATTCTTTTTCACACGTTCGAAATATTCTCCGAAGTAGTTGCACTCATAAGGAAGTTTGGCGCGTTCTTCGCTTTCTTTTGCTCGAATACCTTGAATTATCAAGCAAGGTTCAGTAAGTGAGAGAATATAATCAATCATCGGCTTTATTTTTAATTCAGAGGTGCAAAACCTTCTTTGGGAAGACGGGAATCGGGAACGTTTGATAGACATATCCACAAAATCAGTGTATTTCTTACTTCTCAAAATTACTAATCTGACATCAAGTTGTTTGCACACGTTACTAATATGTTGATAAGTATCGGGATGCTCCCAACCTGTATCACAAAATACGGCTTCTATTTTATCGGCTCCATATTTATTGGCAGCCTGGATTAAACAGGCTTGCGAATCCTTACCACCGGAAAAACTAACAATTATCTTCATGCTATATGAACTTTTTTATTTCACGTTTCATAATCAATATCTTTTCTCGTTTTTAATCAATCAGTTCAAATTCATAAACGAATACATAGGGATTGGATTCCCATGTACCTTTGCCGGAGATTTTATCTATGAGGGCGGCAAAGGCTTCACGAGGAGTGCAATAAGGTTGAATATCTCCTTTATAATAATAAACATCCATAAAATGTGTATCTGCACTTCCGCATTGTCCTTTGTAAATTCCTTCTTTCAGGCAATCTTCATCGGAAATGTCTTGCAACCGTTCTATCTTGATGTCGGTAGTGCGGATATGATGGGGCATGAGGTCAGCGCGGACAAACATTTTATTTTTCCAACCGGGTGCGAATTTAGTTTTAGTATAAAATCCTATTCCGTCCCTATCATTAAGTGCAATTTCGGGATTCATCCCTAAACTTTCATAACATTGTGCAATGGCAAAAGCTCCACCAACCTTGTACTTCGGCTGAATAAACATTGGAACAAAGTCATTACAGTCCTTATCATATACAAGAATCTCAAAAAGGGGGCTAACATCATCTGATTCAGTAATCCTAAAACATCCAGCAGGATTTTCTTGATATGCTTTCGGACACTTAATGATTCTTCTTGTCTGCGTTTTCCGACCATCCAATACAGCCTGGGTTAGACTGTATTTATCATTGAACATTATCTTCTTCATTGTAGTATTCTTTATTAAAATGTCCGTTGGCAATCAGCCAATCAATCATGTTTATGATTGCATCGAAAATGTTTTCTTTCATAACCTCATGTTTGCAGTCATACCCTAGCTCTACGTACCGTATAAACCAAAATACATTATCAACTGAGATTTCCAAGTCTAAGTCAGGATGGTTGCCTTGCTGTGGAATTAGTGGGGGAAGTATCTCCAATAATCGAGACAAACTCCATGCTGGAACATCCTTGCCCCACAATCTATCAAACACCTCTTCACCGGTCATCGGTGTTCCATCTGGATGCTTATGAAAAGGCGATGCTAACTTTGCTATTCTTTCCGGCGTCCAAAACTTCCCTCTTGATGTTGGCGGCTTAGTTTGCAACTCCCATTCCAATGCAGGTACTTTACTCTTTGTGTAATGATACACCATATCTGCCGTTCCCGGCTTTAGTCCCAAAGCGAGCAATCTTTTTGACTGCTCATGGGTAGTACATATTTGCGATTTAAATTCCATTGCTCTTATTTTTGTTATTAGTTAAAACTGATTGCCACATACCTATAGAACCGTATGTATCCGAAACAATAAGAGGGATTCTCTGTATTATCACCTATCTCAATTCGCACGTTATAGCCTTTCATCCGTAAAAAGCGTGCAGCTATTTCATAGGCGGTGTATCTTTTTCCATGAATATCCCAATAGCTGGATTTCCATACTGTTTGAGGAATACCTTTTTTCAGAATCTTCTTAAAGGCTTTGGCGGTTCGTATAACTTCTTTTTTATTCATATTTGTTCCGTTTTACGCTAATTCTACAATAGTAAATTCAACTAATTCAGAGGGAAAAATATCAAGAGTTCGCTTTTTACCTTCAGGTAAAACTGAAACTCTTGCATTACCTAAATATTGAAGTATACATTGTTGATATCGGTTAAGAACCTTAAATCGCTTTCCATTCTTCTCAATCACCATTCCTTTACTAACAGGTCTTCCTGTTGAATCAACCAACCATTTATCCAGAAAAGATTCCTCCAATTGAGCAATTTTTTGTTTAAGCGGAGCAATCTGTTTTTTATAAGCATCTTCAAAAACTTTAATTTCTGAATAAATAGCTTGTACCTCTTTCGTGAGTTGTTCAGCATCTGCAATGCGGTTGCTGTATTTATCATCTGATTCTTTCATATCTAATTTGTTTTGAATTTATTTATAGTAGTATTTTTGTTAAACAGAGCCATAACAATCAATGCTAAAGCTACTTTCAATAACTGCTTTTTCCCAACAATTACGACATTACTACGATTTAGCCCATCATCAGTCTTGATACTGTACCAATTCTTATAAGGTGGCAGTACCTTATAGATATATATTTTCCCAATTACCTTTATTCTCGCTTTCATAACTGATTAGTTTTAATATACCCATTTAATACACCAGCACAACATCCCGTAGGCCGCGTCAATGAGATTTTCTGAATAAAAATAAGATAAAGTACACCCTCTTCCATTATATTCTACATACCACATTCCCTTGTGTGCACTAACTCTGATTGCAAGCCAATAATATTTTTTTATGACAGGCGGCAGCTTATCGAGAATGTCCTGCAAAGTGTAAGTTTCATGATAATAGTTGTAATTCGTATCGGCATCCGGAGAGGTTACAACCATGTTGTCTGAATCTGATTCATTCCACTCAAAACACATGCTTCCATCGCTTGTATCCAGCCCAAGCTCCTGCAAATGTTTCATCTGTTCGACTGATAATACTTGTTTTGATTTCATAATTCCTCCTCCAATTTTTCCAAAAGTTCCTTGGATAACATTTCACAATAGTAAATATTATCTATCATTGTGTCATCAGAACTTATATCTGCCTTAAACCTCTTAACAAGTACCCAGCCATACCATTTTTTCACTTGAACGTCAAAAATGTGGTCAAAAAGTCCGTATCTGTATATTCTGTATCTTTTCATTTGTCTAAGTTTTTTTTCATCCATATTAGTCCGCTTCTTTCTTGGCAAAATTCATAGCCGCTTCTTCTACTGTCTGTTTCATAACTGTTCCGTTTTAAATTAATCTTCTTTATTTTCTAAATCTCTGTATGCCACGCAATAGTCAAGTAAATTTAAATCTGGTTCATTCATTAAACATTCGTTCAATCGGGCGCAGTTCATACAACACCATTCGTCAGATAATCTCCCCATAGTTTTTTAGCTAATTCGTAATTCTTTTGTGCCTCATTAACTGCTTTCTTGGCATAAGCGAGAGAATAGGAGTGTTCACGCGGATATTTGCCGGATTTCAATCCCTCATGGTATTCTTTCGCTTTCTCTAACTTGTGTTCGTAGAAATCGATACTTTCCGGCATAGAAAGATTGATAGTGTTTGCCTTTTCTTCCCAATATTTGGCAATTCTTTCGTGTTCGGCAGCCTTGTCGCTAAATTCAACACTTTTTCCCATATTGTTCCAAGCATCATTAATCGCTTTTCGATGCCGTTTCTCACTATGGTGTCCGACCTTGATTGGCTCTCCAAGAGAAAGAAAATCTTTGTCTTTGTTCGAGCGGTTGAAATATTCGTTACTTTTTTGTCCGGCAGACTGGGCCCAATCATGGCGGCGCTCGGCTCTTTGTTTGGCCCATTCTTGCACATTAAATCCGTCAGCTCTGACGATGGAGTAATAATAAAAGCCTTCACGTTCATAGATGAGATTGAATACAATACATTCATTCTCTTTGCCATATTTGGTTGTAACTTCAATAACTTCTCCTTTTTCGTGTTTTTCACTGCATTTTGCGAGAAAAACATTGGGTACATATTTGCTATACGTATTCATATCAATATAATTATCGGTTAAAAACTTCTTTGTGTACTTGGTTTATAGTGCCATTGATTATCAAAGAACCTTTAGCGGCACGGATTTTATTACCTTTTTCTTGAACTTGATAGCCGGCTTTTTTCAGCCGGTCTATTTTTTGTTGTGGTGTTATTTTAGAAACCTTCATCATCATAATCTGTGCTGAAAATATTAGCTACCATATCAACGATATTCTCTTCTATATCTTCCGTGGAACCGGTAACATCTTTGGCAATGGCTTTCTTATTTTGAATGATACGGTAAACCTTCTCGTCAATGGTACGTCGGCCGAGGAAATAGTAACAGGTTACAGAATCCTTTTGCCCTATACGATGCGCACGGTCTTCGCACTGGCAACAATCGGCATAAGTCCAGGGGAATTCAACAAAGGCAACATTGCTTGATGCAGTTAGGGTCAGTCCGACTCCAGCAGCTTTAATGGAACAGATGATAATATCCGTTTTGGGATTGTTTTGAAAAGAATCCACTGCTCTTTGTTTCTCATCTTGTGAGTCCCTTCCTGTTACAGATACAGCCGTAGGAAAATAGCTTTTCAGTTGATCTACCACTTCGTGAAGTGAGCAAAAGAGGATGATTTTCTTTCCATTCTCACGAAAGTCTTTTACGAACTCAATTACATCACGTACTTTTCCTCTGGCTGATATTTGGCGGAGGATATTAATACGTACCATGACTTCACCTCGTAATGCTTTCTCTATCTTTTCATCATCCGCTTCTTTATATTTCTGTAGGTACATGATAAGATCACGCTCTGCATCGATATACTCCTTACGGTTAGTTATCTCACAAGTATTTACTTGTCGTATTTTATCGGGAAGGTCTGTCAGCACCAATGACTTTTCACGCCGGAACATACATTTAGTCCATAACATATAGTTAAGTTCTTTCAGGTTTGATGCTTCATTCTGACCGGAGCAATATCTATTGACGAATGTCTTATATCCTCCAAAATCTTCCATTCTGGAAAGGATAGATAACTGCGGAATTAAATCTTTAGGCTTATTGACAACCGGAGTTCCGGTAAGTTCAATGACCCATTCCTTACCATTGCATATACCTTTACAGAATTTAGCCTGCTGAGTGGATGATGATTTGCAACGGTGGCTTTCATCAATGATTACAGATTTGAAAAGTTGGATGCTGTTTCTGAATTCCACATCTCTTAAAGTCCAACCAGATTCTTTTTTGATACGTTGTACAAAGTATTTTTTAAGCGATTCATAATTAACGATGAATACCTGATACATGCCAGTCTGATAAAAGAAGGTCCATGTATCTCGTACTTTATCCGTCAGTACCATTGCCTTTTTATCTGTGAACTTATGCCATTCTCTTTCCCAATTAACCTTTAAGGCAGAAGGACAAATAACCAAACAAGGAAAGGCATTCCCAAGATTAATGGTTGCAATGCTTTGCAGTGTCTTTCCAAGGCCCGGCTCGTCGCAATTCATGAATCGTTTGAGCTGTAATCCTCTTGCAATTCCTTTTAATTGATAGGGATATGGGTTTACTTTTAGTAAGTGGGGAATATCAAGCTCCGGCAGCTCCGGTATATTGTATGCAACTTCTTCCTCTTCTTCTTGTTTCTGTTGTCCTGTAACCCATTGGATATTTTCAAATGGTCTGATTTGATAGACCATTTTTTCAAGTTCGACACGACTGGAAACAGGAATAAGCCATTTCTTTCTGCTTCCGTCATATCTCTTGCCTGTGATTTGACGTATTCTGTCAACAATAGTGGGCTTGTACTTGAAAGTAACTTCAAAAACGTTTCCTTTTAATTCTATAATCATGACTTGTAATTTAGAGTTTTATGGGGCTGACAAAAATCAGCCCCGAATTTGATTAAGCGGCAGGAGCTATGGTTTTGGTCTTTCTGCCTTTTCTTTTAGGCTTTTCTTCTTCTGCAGGAAGTTCTTCTGCATCGGTAACAGCTTCATCGGGGATATCGCTATCAAAGTCTAACCGCTCTTGCTTAATGCCCCATTTCTCTTCAAAGAGATATGCTTCCACTTCCGCATCGCAAGCTGCTGCATCTATTTGTAGTTCTTCTGAAAATTTATATTCTTCGTCTCCGAATGGAGTAAAGATTTTCAAATCCACAATTTTACCGGATTGTAGTAATTTGCCTCCCATTATGGTTATACCCGGTACTCCATCGTTGCTATCATTGGCATATCCGGTAATGAAGTAGTTATTCAGAGTTTCAACAAAGCCCGGTGATGTAAAACTTGACTTGTAGATTTTCTCCGCTTCGGGTTGCTCGCATAATACCACAAGATGCAGTTTCAAGTGGTTAAAAATCTCCTTCAGTTCGGAATGTACGATTTGGTCGCAATTCTTGGTTACCTTGTTTGTGTAGTTGGCTTCTGTAAATCGCTCGTTGTACACAACATTCAATCTGTCTTTTTTAATGACAGCCTGCTTGATGTCAATTTTTGCAGTTTCCATTGTTCTCTTTTTTAGGCTCATCCTTTGAGGTAAGAATAAGCATGTTAATAAATAGATATATGATTATAGCGGCTCCCATGATGAATGGGAATCCAGTGATGTTTTCGTCTAATCCCATTAGGATAATGGCTATAAAAAGCCAAAGCAAGTATTTGGGTGCTTCTTGGTCGTTTATCATTTTTGTCTGTTGTTATTGTTGTACATACCAGCCATTTTCATTTCTTCTTTGGCTTTGCTTATTACTGTTACGCACCATGATAGCTGATGTGTTGCGGTTCGATTGCACCGTTCACACCAATCGACCAAATATCGTTCTTCCCTGCAAAGGGAGTTTACTAAAGCGTTTATTGCCGTAGCTGTAGCCTTGGCATTTTTGGCTGTTTCGGCAAGTGTTTTCATTGTTTCGGAATTCATGGCTTCGTTAAGCCAATATTTAGCATCAGCTAATAGCTTGCCTGAACGGGCGACATATACGGCCAAGTCATTTCCGCGCAATACGGCTTCTTCTGCATTTTCGCTCATTATCATATTGAGGAATGAGTCAATATCTGTAAGTTCCTTGTAGATTTGTTCTTTGGGTGTGATAAGTATGTTCATATCGTTTTCGATTAAAATATATCAAGAAAAGAGCATCCACCATTTAAAAGCCAATTCATCATATTTCTCTTTCCCACGTTTATAGGTATCATCGTCTCGTCTAATGAATGCTTTGAATATTTTCAGGTTCTTCTTGCTGATGGCATAGATAAAGTCCTGTTGGCTTCCTGCTATATCCATATACCATGCTCTGGAACGGTCCCAATCAAAAAAATCTATAGCTTCATTGAACTGGTTTTGTGATTCTGCAAAAGTGGTCTTTAAATCTCCACCAAATCCAAAACCAGGTAACCACCAATCCCATTTACACCGGGTATCAAGAGTGTACTCGAAGTTTCCGTAGAGAAATCTTTGGGATTTGTTTACCATGAATTTCTGTGTGTCGGAGTTTGAAAGAATGGCTCTAAGGAACTCGTCTTTTCTTGCCTCTTTTCTTAAAGCTTCCCTCATGGCAAGGCCTAACTCGAAATCTTCCCGTGAATAGGTTACATCATCCACCATGCGCTTACTATAATGTACCCGTTCGTTTTCGGTAATAAGTGCATCTACCAATGTCCCAAACTTGAAGGCTTTTTCTTTATCCCCATACTGGGTACGGGGATAAAGATAGTTTTTGAGTTCTGTCAGATCGGAGTTGCTGACTTCTGTACGCAAGTAATATGAATCCGGATTTGCCATTACTTTCCTGCTTTAACTTCTTCTTCGTATCGGATATATTTTGATTTGATTTTCATTTCATCATCGCTGTTAGCTTTCTTTTCGCAGAAGGAAATCATCTTTTTGTGGATTTTTTCAAGTTCTTCTATTGTCAGATTCTGACCTTCATTTATCCACCACATCTGATATATTTCCAAGAAGCCGGCAGGGTGTAGTATTTTAATCCTTTCGGTCACTTTGGCTTTGCTGGTTCTTGTTGTAACAGAAGCGGCAGCCGTTGCAAACAGACTATTCATTTGTGCGGATTGTATAGAAGATTCCGCTTTTTGTTGCTGCTCATGTTCTTTTTGCTGTATTTCAAGTTCACGTTGTTTTCGCTCCTCTTCTTCCCGTTGTTTCCTTTCGGTTTCCGCTTTGGCAGCAGCTTCAGCATCTTTCTTACGCAATTCTTCTTCCTCAATAAGTTCTTGCTTTTTGGAGGAAAGACGGTCGATAAATGACTGACGTAAATCTTCCATGTCAAACTTATACTGTTGAGAGAAAGCGGAATATTTATTGCTTAGAATTTCAGCCTTGATATTCTCTTTGGTTTGTGCGTCCAAATAGTAAGTTGTAATGTCTTGATTGAAAGTGTCGAAGTGCTCACGAGGGTACAGAGTTGACCAACCTCTAATACTCTTTTCTTTCAGCTCAAATGTAGCCAGTGTAATGCTTTCCCAAATATGGCTCAGATTCTTCTGTTGTTCGGCAAAATAGGAACTCATGTGTGTATTGATAGCCTGTTCAATAGCAAGCCGATACGTTCCTTTTTCCTTTTCAATATTGGCTTGTCGTTGCATTTCCTGCTGCTTCCTTCTTTCTTCTTCACGCTTCAGTGCTGCATATCTGTCACGTTCTGCAGCTATTTTGCCCGGAATTGTTGATTTGTCTTTTGGGTCAATAGCTTTTTCATCTGTCGTGAAAATGGACCGGATACGGTCGAATAGTTGGGTAACAGGCGCACGACGGCTTTTCATGTTGGTAATTGTAACATTGACTTTCTTCAGATACTCCGCAGCTTTGGCATCCAGTTCATCAGTCATACCTTCTCCTTGAATCGTATCTAAGATTGTCTGTCCCGCTGAATTACAGTTGGCTATTGATTTTTGGTTCTTGCCTAAGGCGTCAGGGGCACTTTTCATTAAAGAGGTAAACTCTTCTACTTTTATTAATTCTGTTGACATAGCTTTAAGTATTAATGGTTAGAATCCTTCTTCTTCATCTGCTTTGCTGACATTTACAGATACCGGTTCCGGTGCGGTGAGCTGTTTTTCTTCACCGAAAGGAATGTTTGGGTCTTCCTGTGCAATATTGGCATCTTCCACAATTCCATAATCGATGATTTCTTCCTCCTCCTGGTCGGTTGCCATAATGGTATATTTTCCGGTACGTACTTTAGGGTATGCGTCGAAGGCGTGTTTAATCATTTTGTTTTCAAGGAAACCGGGGTCAATACCGCCATTATTGGAAGTGTATAAAGCATTGGCATTACCAAGTTCTCTCCGTCTGGTCTGCTCATTCCATTTGGAATTTGCTTTTTCGCTATAATGCTTCAAGCGTTCAATATCCCCTTGCATGAGCCATTGATAATCCACTGAATTATCATTGCGTACAATGCGTATGAATGCTGCAATAACCTTGGTTGATGTGCGGGGACATTGTGCTTCATACTCGATGTTTTTTACTCCATTGACTAAAGATGCCTTGAAATGGTCTCCCTCATAAACGACGACGGGGTTGTCAGCATATTTAATTTGGCCGGCACGCATACGCATGGTAAGTTCACCGTAGCCGGTAACCGAAACGTATGCACGTTTTTCGTAAATATCGTTCCCATGTTCGTTTTTGTACCCAGTTTTGCAGTTGCGACTCAGAATATAGCAGAGCGGATGCCCTGTCTGGTCTAATGTTAGTCCATTGACTGCGATATCAAGGAAACAGCCATAAAGGGACATTTTGCTTGAAGTGGCTACATCGGGGTTATCCCGAAGTAATTTTTGAAAATTGAATACTTCTTTGTGGTACATCTGCTCACCCTTATCTGTACCCCAAATTGCATTGTACATTTGAATAAACTTTGCTTGTACACCTTCATTTTCGACAATTTTCGTTGCTGGAAGCGCATTTAGCTCTTCCATCTTAACTTGAATAATACTGCTCATAATGAGAATTTTAGTTGTTAATATTAAAATCTGCTTTGTCTAACCGTACCCAGACTGATTTGCCGGGACTATTAAACGATTGTTCTAAATCGACATCAACAAGCACCTGATTATAGCATTCCAATTTGCGTATAACCACTCCGGTAATAATGGCGTAGTCCACATTATCCCCGTAATGTCCGCACCGGAAAAAGAATCCGGCTGAAATGTTTTGCCCTATTTGTATATCTTTTGCAGTCATGGTACTTGCATTAATACTTTGATTATGTTGGCCGGTACTTTGTTATGAATATCCATCATGGCACTTGCTGTTTCCAGTTCGGACATTTTCACATAATACTTGCCGCGTTCCTTGTTCTTTGCAGGATAAAACTTTATCCATTCCTTACTACGCCATTCTGTAATGAGACGACGTCCGTATATCTTTTCTGCTTGGGAGATTGTTACCACCTCCGGCAGTAGCCCTAATGCTTTAAGCGTCTGAATCGTTCCGATTTTTATGCCGCTTGCTACAATTCTTTCTAAATATCTTTCTCCCATTTTAGCTGTTTCTTAGGTTGGTTAATTATTGGTTACGAGCTTTCTTCACTATCTGAAACACATTGCAACTCTATGCTATGCTGCCTGTTTATAATTAGGTTGAGATATTTCTTCTGTCTTGTATCTTTGCGTTCTTCCTCTTCTTGTTCGGTAGTAATAATCGTGATGATTATCTACTGAAAATTGGAATATTACTATTCCCAAGAAGCAAAGAGCTATAATCGTTTTTTGTAGCTGTTGAAAATCTATGTTTAGAGTAAATACTCTATTAGCCCACCATGACCCCAGTTCATTTAATTTGCTGGTTCCGGTCTTTTTGTATGCTTTGTCGAGCAATACGTTGATAGTTCCGTAAGCCACGTGAAGCCTGTCTGCCATTTCTTTCTTTGCGAGTCCGCAAAAGGCAAGTCCGGCGATTTGATTTTCACGCTTGGTTAATTCATTGTTCGCTTGTAGTTCCATTTTGCAATGTTTCTAATTCGGCTGCCGCTTTAGAAACTCCTTTTGAGGCTTCCAAGGCTTCTTTAGCCATTCTGGTTGCTATTGTGAGAACTTTAGCCTTATAAGATGAACGGGCAGATGCAGGCTTGTTGTTTAGAATATTATGTACTGTGCCTTTTGAACATCCTGCTTCTTTTGCAATGCTCCCCTCATAGCCATAAGGGAGATTGGATTTAATAATTTCTAATTGATTTTCCATATACCTGATATTATTGTCTGAGTTCCCGGCAAGGTGGTCAAGCCCGGCCGGGATTGGTTATCTATTTTTGTTTTTTCTTTTCGTATTCCAAACAAGCCCTTCCATTTGCGAGCCATTTTTCGGAATCTCTTTTAGCGCAAAGACCAATAGCTTTATTTTCAGTGCTGCGACTAAAGTATTTGCACGTGGCACATCTTGAAAATCCCATGATTATTCCTTGCTTAAAATATTATCCAACAACTTCTTATCATCATTCCAGAGGTTATAACCCTTAGCAATCTTTCTTCTGAGGTACTCACGTTCGCCAATCATAGCGATTGCCATTTCTCTCAAATCGCTTGCATTACATTTTTCTGCTTGATCTATCAAAAGGTTAGAAAGGCATTTACGCTCTTCGTATAGTTCACGTATTAATACGGTCTTCCGTTCTATCTCTTTAAGTGCGGTTGGATTTTCAATCCACAGCTTACAAAAAAGGTCTTTATCAAGGTCTGTATTCATATAGAATTCTTCTACTTCTGAATAATCACCTACGAACTTTCCACCGATTCTATCTTCGAATTCTTTTTGTGTCATATCTTGTCTTTTTTAGAGTGAATAATCTATTTTGCTGTTTTTATTCCAACTTTATTTTGCTGTTATTGCACTTTTGCACTAACTTTATGGTGCAAATATAAAGTAAAGTTTAATTCGATAAATCAAAGTTCGGGTTAAATTAAGGTATTTTAATAAACTAAAGTAAGAAAATCGAATTTTAATTTATGAATATAGCGAAATTACAGCTTTTGATGGCTCAAAGCAAAGTTAATAATTCAAACCTTGCTTCTATGTCCGGTGTGTCGGATGTTACTATTTCTAAGATATTAAATGGTGCAGATGCAAAAATTAGCACCATCGAACGGATTGCAGAGGCTTTAAAAGTTCCTGTTGGGTATTTTTTTGATGATTCAACTATTAGTCAAGTTAATACAGGAAGTTCAAATGTTGTTGTTGGTCGAGATAATAATGGGCATATAACTATGGCTGAATGCCAAAATCAACTTGATGATGCCCTAAAGGAAGTAAAGCACTTGAAAGAAGTTATTGATGCGAAAGATAAACTTCTTCAAGAGAAAGAGAGATTGATTAATGTATTAATGAATAAATAAAATGAGATATTTTTCTTTTATTATAGTTGCTGTTTGTTTATTGGGGTGTGCATCTAAAGAAGATAAAGCTATAGATGCAATAAATAAATATATGTATAAAACCTTGGATGATTATACTGGGTATGAAATTGTAGAAATAAAGATGGATAGTTTCTTTACTTCTATATATAACAACCCTTTAGCTTTAAGGTATGAGGATAGTATTTCCAATAACATTATCAATATAGGAGCTGCCCATGGGACGGTTACGCATTGTGATTTAAATATTCCAAATGAGGATAAAGTATTTATTAGAAGTTTGATAGAAAATAGTAAAAATGGCTTGTTGACAATAAAAAAGTATTCAGACTCTATTAAGTGTATAGGTATGGTGCAGCCCGTTTTTCAAGGTTGGCAAGCGCGTGTTAAATATAGAAGTAAAAACAATCAAGGACAGATTAAGTTAAGCGAGGGTACATATATATTGGATAAGGAAAGTTTGGAGGTTGTGGATAATGTAAGTTCGCATGATTTTCAAAATGCTCATTGGATAAAGGAAATCTTAGAAGATTATGATGGATTTATAAAAGAGGAAGAACGTTTGGTAAAGGAGATGTTAGATAAGGGATTTTAATTTTTTTATTCTGCATAATATGGAACAAGATATACGTTGGCTTCAAAGATACGACAGCTTTCATCGCGCTAATAAGCGTATTCAGGATATAACAGAATCTGATAAGAAAGCGGATGATTTGTCTGAATTGGAAATGGAAGGGTTGATACAGCGATTTGAATATACTTTCGAACTTGGCTGGAAGGTTCTTCAAGACTTATTAAAGTACAAAGGCTATGAATTTGTGCAAGGTCCGAACGGTACGCTTCAGAAGGCTTTCGAGGATGGCTTGATTGCCGACCACGACGGTTGGCGCAGAATGGCGAAAGCCAGAGTAACCACTTCACACACTTACAATGAAGGTGATGCCATTGAAATCGTCCGTAATATATATGATGAGTATTCCCATTTGTTGCAGCGATTGGATGATAAACTCAATGAAGAAAAGTTACGGCTTGAAATGAATACATTGTTTTGA